AAAAAATGCATGCCGACAGTTCCCGAGTCCATGATCACCGACTCTATCAACTCTACGGTTGAAGAGCTCACGGGTCCGTCCACCGATTCCGACAGGGGTCAGGTTCAAATAGAACCTTTTCCCTTTTGGCAATCGTGTGGTTATGGGCCATCTGAAGAAGAAATTATTCTAGCTTCAAAGGCTGTGGTGGTGCGGGAGATCCGACGTAGTGTACGTGAGCTGTTTACAGGTCACATGATCACACCGCCAGAAATATTCGACCCCTTCGTCGCCTCTGGATCTGCAAATTATTGTAATTCCAGAGCGGAAGGGGGGTCAATTGGCGTCCTCTATGGTTTGGGTATCTATGGGTCAAGCCCTGACGGCTTGGTTGAGTTCGGAGCTACTAATGCTCTCTTCTCACACCCGGTATCTAAAATCTATGGAGTCGGAGGTCGTACCAATCAGGACACACTCAATGAGTATGACCGATTTTATGGGACACAAGAACCAGGGCAAATTGCCCTGATCGATGACGAACCACTGGTAGACCGATGGACAAACCAGTATCTAAACCTGTTTGAACTGTCTGAGACAGAGGAACCCCGAGTACAAGCCATAGGCTTGTGCGAGCCTTTGAAGGTTCGCGTAATCTCAAAGGGTCCTCCCATTCTCTATACGGTTCTAAAACCATTTCAGAAATGGTTGTGGAAGGTTCTCAAACGAAACAAGGTGTTTCAACTCATCGCGGGCTATGTGACCGAAGATATCATAAATGATACTTTCGGAGCCCTAGATGAGGATGAGATAATGCTTTCCGGGGATTACGTGTCATCGACTAATAAAATAAAGTCGTGGGCATCGGAGGTAGCTGTTGATGAGCTCTTTGACCTTATGGCCGAAGAGATGCCTGAAGAATACCTTGATTTTCTCCCTAGGAATTTCCTAGTGAGGCTCAAGGCTCTTTTCTTAAAGGCGCTCACCGAACACGTGTTTGAGCACGAAGGAGAAGTCCTTCCTCAAACAAATGGTCAGCTTATGGGTTCGATTATATCGTTCCCTTTCCTCTGCATCGCTAACGCTGCGATGTGCCGACACTCCCTTGAAACATCGTACCAAAAAGGATTTCGACTCTCCAACAAACC